GTTTCCCCAACATAGGTTTTTGGTGTTTATGATTAATACTCATTTTTAATTTTGTTTCATCATTGTGAGTTTTCCCCAACATTACTGCTTGTCCACCTAATGTTTGGTTGTAACCAAAACAATCTTCAAATCCGACAAAAGTTCTATATTCATTTATAAAATAATTTTCCATTTCATTTAAACAATAATCTTTATCGCAAGAAGAGAATAATTCTATTATAATAAAATTATTATCACCATATTTTCTTATTGCTTTATGTAAAAGATGATTATATCCATTAGAATTTTTGTTGTGAGATTCATATAGATGTTCTTTAAATCTTTCTTCTATTTTCTTCCTAGTAAAACCAATATATGATTTGTTATTAATTTTATTGGTTATTCTATAAATTGTGTATTTCATATTTTAATTTAAGAAAAATTCCAAAACACCACCATGTTGTGACTCCATCTCATCTTCAAGTCTCAGTTTTTCCTGATTTGCTTCATCATAAATTTTATCACCATTGAGCGTAACACCACCTGGTAGTTGAATATTATTGAACTTCTTTAAGTTAGCACCCCATGCCATTTTAATAAGTACTGTGGCATATTCCTTTAACCATCTATCATTATACACCCAAGGATATGCATCAGGATTCAAAGTAGCATAACATTCAGCAACAACAATTGTTCCAGCTGGTGCTTCTTGAGAACCCCATGCCCAATCAATATAGAGTTTTTTCATATGTCTATTAAAGCGAATAGGAACCTCACCAGTGAACATAATCTCTAGTGATCGTAAGTGTTGTTGTGTGAGTGTATAGTTGATGTATGAGGCAGAGGTGAAGTCGTAGAGTTCATTTAAACGTAATTGATATCTCAAGTCAAACATGTTGATGGTTGCTTGTGAATCCATAATAGGAAATATACGTGTAACACCAACAATATCCACATGATTACCATGATCGTCTACAGCAACAGTTGGACTTAAATCTAAATATCTATTAGTCAAATCTTGTGCTGTTAATGAACGAACATAATAGATTTTCTGTGTACCATCAGCATGTCTATCAACAAAATATTGAATAGCATCGGTAATTCTGTCTTCTATTTGATCATCATCTACGTTAATTTCTATTACTGGAAAACCAAGTCTACGAAGACAATAATTTTTAAAATCTACTCTTGAAGTTATATCTGCCATAGTTAATCTCTATTGAGTTATCAACTATTTATGTCAGTTTATTATTCAAACTTATAAACACCATCATGGGCAGTATAACCTTCTACATGGGCAGTTTCTAATTCATATAGTTTATCTCTTGGTGTATGGTACCAATGACTCCTTTCCAGATTACACATAGGTCTTCCTACATTGCTTGCCTGTGTATCAAATATAACTTGAATTAATTCTCTATAGTTGTCAAATAATGTCCAACAGAAAGACCATAATCTGGTTTCAAAATACACAACTCTTTCTCTATGACTAACAAAATTATCGGTGCTTACATCCCATTGATTTATTTTATGAGCATATTTACCAATAAGTTCCGGTTTTTCATAGAATGAAATGTCAAAAGAATCTGCCAACCAATATCTTCCAGTTATTTTAAATACTCTTTTACCTAACAAATTATTCTTTTCTATAATATTAAGTGCCTCATACATAATGTATGATTCACCCATTCCTTTAGAACCTATTCTATTGACGAATAGTGTGAAAATATTGTGATCTATTTGGTGAAAGTAATCTACTTTTGATTTGATAATTTCTTTTTGTTCTTCTGTCAATGGAATATTAGAATTGTCTATAGATATAATTTTAACATTGGGAACTTTACTTCTGATAGAATCAAAAGTTTTTAATGTTTCTTCAAACCTATTTGCCGTTCCATATACATTAACACCACCTTGAACAGATGCATTAATAGTTGATGTTACTATAAAAGTATAAAAATCACTCATGTCATTACTCATCTATAATTGAATCTTTCTCTTCACCACGAAGTCCAGCTACACCAATACAATCTGTGTCTAAAACTAGAGATTGGTCTAATACCATATATGTCATATGTTCTACATCATTATATAAATTGTTTGAATACATATCAATCAAACTATAGAATATCTTTTCAAAGTCTTTAACAACAGTATCAAATATTGATCCACAGAAAGAAAACAATCTAGTTTCATAACGATACAATGAAGTTTTTGACTTGGTATATTCTGCAATGAACTCTAATCCTGGTTCCTTATTCTTAAACAAATATTTTCCAGTTGCACTATGATGTTTACTTAAATCAAATCTATCAGACAATCTATACCTTCCACATATCTTAAAAATTCTTGATTGTTCTGGTACATTAAGCAATTTAATGGATTGCATTAACATATAGGTTTCACAAGAACTTTTCATTGTCCCACCACCCAACTGGTGCGAAAATTTAATTACTTCATGACCTGTGAAATCTAAAACATCATCATACACTTCTAGAAATTTAGACCTCTCATCAAATGATAGTGATTTATCACCACCCTCTAATAGATACAATTTTACATCTGGAACTTTTTTACGAATGTCAATTGCAGTTTCTATTGTTTGATTTATCCTATCTTCTACAGAGAATAAAGTTTGCTTGGTATATATCCCTGATGGGACTAGAAATATATTATTCATTATTTTCAAGTAAATGTCCTTTAATGTATTCTTTTGCTTCCAACATGGGTTCATCCCAAACTTTTGGTTTTACTTGTCTAAAGAATCTGAAGCTGTCACTATACCAAGGACTTGTGTGTGGTGGTCTTCCTTCTAATGTCGGTGTTAAATATGTGAAGTATGCGGCTATAGGAACAAACACTACGGTTTTGGTTCCAACTGCACCTGCAATATGAACCACAGAAGTACATGTGGAAATAACTATATCTAGATTTTCTATCAATGCAATAGTATCATCAAAAGAATTGATTTGACCTGCAACATCAATTAATTCTGGACATTTCCTTGCCTCTTCTTCACCATCACCCTTTTGTAGTGAATAGTATTCTACATCTTGTCCCTCAAAAGTTTCATGTAAGAAATTCATCATATTGTCAAGTTCAATATGTCTATAAAGCAAAGCATTATTTCGCATGTTACCAATGAACCTGACACCTACTTTAAGTTTCTTACGTTCCTTTAACCAACTCCATTTTTCTCTTGCTTGATCTGATGCCCACAAATAATGTTCGGTTAACATTATTTGTGGTTTCATGTTGAGATATAAAGGAACTTCAAATGCAAAACACCATAATGCATCTGGATCTTTGACATCTCTCCAATCAGTAACAGAAGTGTAACCACAACGATTGAATATATCAACAATATCTTTATTGGAATTGGAATATACTGGATTAAATCCTGCTGCTTTTAATTTATTCCAATATGAGATTGCGATAAAAGAATCACCAAATCCACCACCATTCATATGGAAAATCAAAGTTCTGCCTGGATATAACCCACCAGTCCAATACTTCAATGGAATTTCTTCATGGTTAAACCAAAGTTCTAGTTTTTTAACATTAATGAGGAATCCACCAAGACCTTTCAAGAAATGTCCTGCTTCCATATCATAAGTTCCAAGATTGAAATTTACGATATTTCTGTGTCTTTCTCCAAGTTCATGTTCTCTTTCTTTCAGTTCTCTAAGAATTTTTTCTGCTGGTTCTTTTTGACCATTGAGAAAATAGGAGAATACCATTTCCAATAAAGTATCTGGATTGTTTGGATTAACTGCAAGATTCTGTTTTGAATAAAATAACGACTTGACAGGTTCATTAAAATTATTATACAATTTACCCAAATTGGCACGAACATTATATCTCTGTTCATTCGTCTCACACATATCCAATGTTTTTAATGTAAATTTCTCTGCCTTGTCATAATTTCTGACATCATAATAAAGTTTTGATATAGTATTAACAGATTCAATATGTATTGCTGCATTTGCAAAAACATCAACAACTTGTTCTGCTAATTCTTCATATTGACCTTTAATTAGTTGTTTGACTATAAAAACTAAAGGGTCACCTTCACCATAAGTATCATTCTGATCCATAGTTATTCCTTGACTGCTACCAATTTGATAATATTATTCATTGCTACATTATTTGCTTCTCTAAGAAGTCGTTGGACACCAAAATCCTCTTCTGGTGATACTTTCCCTTCTTCTTTTCTTTTGAAGAAGTCCTCTAGCATAGGAACATAGAATTGGTCATATTCAAATTCATAATGGATTACATCAAAATTGATATCATATTTAAGTGCCATTCCAGTACTGGAATTGTGTTTTTCTATATGGTACTTGATGTAATTTTTGGAAAACATGTACATCACATTTACATTGATTGCTCTTTTATGTGTTGGATCGCCATGAAAAGCTGAGTGGGTTTCGTTTGGAGAAATTATATCAAGAATACATCCATGTTCTGATACACGATATAACTCTTTCATTAATGGAATGAATCCATCACCGATATGTTCAAGAATGTGGTGTGCTCTGATTTCTTCTACAGAACTGTCTTCAAAGGGAAGTTTGATATTAACATCATCTAGATTGACAATATAATCTGGTTCAACCAAAGGATCATCATCTACATTAAGAAATCCATCAATTCTTTTAAACCCACTACCTAAATTTATTTTAAGTCCCACTTCGCGTCTCCCATAAAATCTAACCAAAATGTTCTCAATTTTCCTTTACTATTTTCACCTATAGAATAGAAAGGAGTTGTGTGTAATAAACACCTATTTGAATATATATAATTCAATTCTGGACCATTATCCAATACAGATGCAAAGTGAGAAACACCAGTATCACCACCATAAAATACCATAGAAGTTTCTATATGATGAATATTTGTTATGAAATCTGTTGATATTTCAAATCCAGAATAATCAAATAGTCCATCTGGTGGTGGTTCTTTTGAGCAAATAACTTTTCTGTGATGAGGATATTTCGTTCTACATTCATTTAAAATATCATTCATACAATCAATAGACCAATTTCTTTGATTATTATATTCTGCATCATATAGTGGAAATATAACGACTTTATAATCCATGTTTCCAATTGGATTTTTAATGATTACATGGTCACCAATGATGGATCTAAAATCCCATACCGAAACATTGAAGAATGGTAGTTCTAGAAACCCTTCTTCTTTGGAAAAGTAATCTGTGATATCACAAAGATAATCATAGAATTTATGAATATAATCGTCTTGATTTAGAACATATTTTGGAATGTAAAATTGTATATGTTGTTCTTTGGTCTTTCTAAGATATTCAATGATATTACAAATAGCAATCAGGTCTCCACATCTAGTACCTAAAGTACCAAATGTGGATTTTGTGATATTATAAATCATTTCCAGACTTCCATATTTTTCACCATTTGAAGAATATCTGGAGGAATAATCATATCTTGCGGTTTAAATTCTACTTTTTTTCTAGTAGTATGTAAATTTTCAATTTGGACATCTTCATCAAAATCGGTATAAGATGCTTCTACGTCATTAAAATCATGTTCAAAATATGGTTCCTCAATAAAATTATATAGAGTCTTCATAATAAACTCTGGATTCTTGGCTAATTTATCATATTCAATAATCATAATTGAAGATTTATATTCAGAAGTAATCGCCTGTTTAACTGCATTATAAGCAAACCCCAGAGTTCTTCCCGGATTCATCAATGTTTCGCAACGAGTATAAACATTAGTATTTTCTTCTGGAGAAAACATGGAAGAAAAAACGTACGGTTGTTTTCTTAATAACCACTCAAATGAATTTAAAATTTGAGAAATATCACGAACACAAAGAATTAACTTTGATTCGGGATAAAGGTCTTTGATGGTAGGAAGAAGTAATCCCCATCCTCTGTTAGTATTGAAAGCAACTTCTTTGGTAGGATCGTCATAATAATTTTCAAATAAACCATTGATAAGTTTCTTGCGTTTTTCTGGTGGACATTCAAAACGATAACCACCCTGAGAAGATGATTCTTGAATAACTGCTCTAGTAAATCTTGCTAAAGGACCAGAAATAGATGCTTCAAACTTTGGATTCTGTTTGAGAATCGTTGAAAGAAGGGTGGTTCCACTTCTTGGGAGACCAGAGATAAAATTGTACTTTTTCATTGCAAACTCCTAATAATATATTCATTACAATATTATATATGTGATATATTATGCAGGTAAATCTGGTGATGAAATTGATGCTGTATGATAAAGTCCACCAGCAACTTGTTTCCAATTAGTTAATGTTCCTACTTGAATTGGTGAAGAATAATTTAATGTTGTTCCGTTACCTAATAGACCATAATTGTTGTATCCAAATGTCCATAAAGTACCATCAGTTTTTATTGATGTTGTATGATAACCACCACCTGCAACTTGTTTCCAATTAGTTAATGTTCCTACTTGAATTGGTGAAGAATAATTTAATGTTGTTCCATTACCTAATTGACCATATTGATTAGATCCACATGTCCATAAAGTACCATCAGTTTTTATTGCTGCTGTATGTACTAATCCACCAGCAACTTGTTTCCAGTTAGTTAATGATCCTACTTGTATTGGTGAAGAATAATATACTATTGTTCCATTACCTAATTGACCAGAACCATTATATCCACATGTCCATAAAGTACCATCTGTTTTAATTGATGTTGTATGATAACCACCACCTGCAACTTGTTTCCAATTAGTTAATGTTCCTACTTGAATTGGTGAAGAATAATATACTATTGTTCCATTACCTAATTGACCATAAAGACTCCATCCCCATGTCCATAGTGTACCATCAGTTTTTATTGATGCTGTATGATAATATACAGCAGAAACTTGTTTCCAATTAGTTAATGATCCTATTTGAATTGGTGAAGAATAATTTGATGTTGTTCCATTACCCAATTGACCATATTGATTAGATCCACATGTCCATAGAGTACCATCAGTTTTAATTGATGCTGTATGTCCAAATCCACCAGCAACTTGTTTCCAATTAGTTAATGAACCAACTTGTATTGGTGAAGAATAGTTTACTGTTGTTCCATTACCTAATCCTCCATTATTATTATATCCACATGTCCACAATCCAGCATTCAAAAATAATTCCTTACGGACAAACATATCTGCCATATCAACAGGAACTGATCCAAAATTTTGATTTAATTGTTTATCTAGAGTTCCGATGTATGGTAATAAAGTAGAACCATTATTTACAGCAGCACCCCAGAAGTAACAACCAACTGCTGCTAGATTACCTCTTAATTGTGGCCATACACGATATGCAAATGATGCATTAGCAGTTATCATTGCTGGTGTCTGTATTGAACATCTATACCACCCATTACCGATACTAACAATCGTTCCACCAGCAGTAGCAGATCCTGCTCCTGTTAATGTGAATGTGACATTAACTTCGGTATCTCCACCATAGTAACAATTTAATGTAAACTGTGTTGTGGTGTTTGCTTTGGCATATATTGAAGATGTTTGTATACCAGAACCTATACCAGTAGATGCTGAAACAGTTTGTGCAAATAAACCACCGACACCTGTGGTGGTGCCTGTTACAGAGTACGCAGTATTCGTACCATCTGGCGCAGTAGTTGCATTAGGAACAATAGTCATAGGATATGATGTAACATCCCAATAAGGAGTAATATATTGTTCACTCCAAATTACAAAATTTTGAGCAGTTCTAGAAAATGTATAACCCGATGGAAACTGTGCCATTATTCTTCCTTAATTTCTTGGTTCAATAGAAATACTTGTACTAATTTATTTTCTTCTAGACTATGCCAAAACCAAGGTCTAATGAAAACAAAATCATTTTTCTTGATATTTATTGAATTTACAGTATTCCATTTTGAAGAATCAAAAGAATTGTTTAATACAAAGTCTTCAACATTATCTACATTAAAGAATGTTTTAATACCTTCTTGTTCATGTATTTTTAATACAGTATCTTCAAGTGCCACAATACATTTCCATAATGCATGTTGATAAAAATTCTCAAATAGAACTGCTGAATTTGGTTTTCTGAATACACCAGTATTTGGTTGTATTTCTACTGGTTCATTTAGAATTCCATTAAACAAACTATGTAATTGTTCTGGGATATATGAGAAGTCTTTTATTTCTTCTCCATAGATATCACTTTCAAATTCCATAGTAGAAATGATATTAGAAAGTGGTTCAATATCACTATAAAAGTTGTCACAAATAATAATGTTTTTCATAATTTTAAATATATCCGTCTGAAATTGCTGCTGTATTATTTTTGCCAGCAGAAATTTGTTTCCAATTAGTTAATGATCCCACTTGTATTGGTGAAGAATATGTTGTTGTTGTTCCATTACCTAATTGTCCATTAAAATTATATCCCCATGTCCATAAAGTTCCATCAGTTTTTACTGCCACAACATGTTGGTATCCACAAGCAACTTGTTTCCAATTAGTTAATGCCCCCACTTGTATTGGGGATGAATAATATATTCCTGTTCCATTACCCAATTGACCACAACCATTATATCCACAAGTCCATAATGTACCATCAGTTTTAATAGCAGATAAATGTCTTCCTCCAACGGAAACCAGTTTCCAATTAGTTAATGATCCCACTTGTATTGGGGATGAATAATATACACCATTTGCCCCATTACCTAATTGACCATATTGATTGTTTCCCCATGCCCATAAAGTACCATCTGTCTTAATTGCTGCTGAAAAATTGTTTAAACTTGAAACTTGTTTCCAATTAGTTAATGTTCCTACTTGTAGTGGTGAAAAATAACCAAATGTTGTTACCGTTCCAAGTCCTAATTGACCTTGATTATTAATTCCCCATGTCCATAAAGTTCCATCAGTTTTTACTGTTACTATATGTTGAGATCCCCAAGAAACTTGTTTCCAATTCGTTAATGCCCCCACTTGTATTGGTGAAGAATACATAACAACAGATGATCCATTACCCATTTCGCCATAGTTATTATCTCCACCAAACATCCACAGAGTTCCATCTGTTTTTAATGATGCTATGTTATTATATCCACAAAAAACTTGTTTCCATGTGGTTAATGATCCTACTTGAATTGGTGAAGAATAATTTATATTATATACTCCAATACCTAGCTGACTCAAAAAATTATAACCCCATGTCCATACAGTTCCATCAGTTTTAATTCCTGCCCCGCTTGAATTCATAGAAACCTGTTTCCAATTGGTTAATGTTCCTATTTGTATAGGAGAAGAATAACCTGTTGTTGTTCCATTACCTAATTGACCATTATTATTTTGTCCCCATGTCCATAATCCAGGACTTGTTCTTGCACCTAAAGTACTTGCAATATTAGGATAAACATCAAGTAAATAAGATTTGGTAGTATACCTTTGACCTAAATCTTGAGTATTACTGGTATTTGGGTCAGTTACTTGAAATCCCGTATATGGATGATACTGATCAAAATTACTAGGCATTTGGTAATCCAGTATTCTCTGTTGGTGGAGTTAATTTATTTAATAATATTGATTTAAAATCATCAATATTATCTATTGTATTTAATTCATTAATTGTTTGTAATTCCCAATCAAACTGTTCTTGAACATGATTATGAATAGTATTTACAATAATCTGCATATCATTACTGGTTAATGTGACAAATTCAGTACCAGTTTTAAAATTGATTGTATTAGACCCCATTGATGATAATAGGTTGGAATATTGTAATCTACTATCTCTATCTGTAGAAACTGAAATAGAACCAACAGAAGTATTTGCAGTTGTTCCTGCAACCTCATTGTTATATCTTATTGAACCAGCAAGTTGTATCAAATCAGATTTAATAAAATGTAATGGTCTATCTTGTTTAGAATAAGTAACTGTTGCATTATTATTTGCATAGGTATAGAAAGGACCAATAGGATCTTCAAAAAGAGGATCAATAGCAGGTATAGATGAATCAGTAATAGGAATTATTTCAAACCCATCTCCAATATCAATATAACCTTGTTCTACTGGTGGAACTTGATAAAATGTACTTAATTCACCATCTTCAATTAATTGATCAATTTCAGATTGAATATATCTAGGTTTCCAATCAAATGGACCTAAAAATACTTGTTCTTGATTTTTTACTAATATATAATTCATTTCTATAAACCCTAATAATTATGTTATATCTGCGAAAGGTATTGCTGCTGTAGTATTATAATTACCATTAACATATTTCCAATTAGTTAATAATCCTACTTGAATTGGTGAATAATAGTTTACTGTTGTTCCATTACCTAATTGACCATTACCATTACCTCCCCATGACCATAAAGTACCATCAGTTTTTATTGCTGCTGTATGAATTGTTCCACCAGCAACTTGTTTCCAATTAGTTAATGATCCTACTTGTATTGGTGAAGAATATGTGATATTTGTTCCATTACCTAATTGACCTCCAGCGCAGTCTCCCCATGACCATAAAGTACCATCAGTTTTTATTGCTGCTGTAAACAAACTTCCACAAGCAATTTGTTTCCAATTAGTTAATGTTCCTACTTGTGTAGGACTGCTTCTTGATGTTGGTGTTGCCCCAATACCTAATTGACCATTAGTACCATTCCCCCATGACCATAAAGTACCATCAGTTTTTATTGCTGCTGTATGAATTGCTCCACCAGCAACTTGTTTCCAATTAGTGAATGTTCCTACTTGTACTGGTGAAGAATAATTTCTAGGAAGTGTCTGCGGCGGATTACCTAATTGACCAAAAAGACCATATCCACATGTCCACAAAGTACCATCAGTTTTTATTGATGCCATATGGCGGCCGCCACAAGCAACTTGTTTCCAATTAGTTAATGATCCTACTTGAATTGGTGAAGAATAACTTATTACTGTTCCATTACCTAAATTTCCCCAATTATTATATCCCCATGTCCACAAAGTACCATCAGTTTTTATTGCTGCTGTATGGGTGCCTCCACATGACACTTGTTTCCAATTAGTTAATGATCCCACTTGTATTGGTGAAGAATAATATACTATTGTTCCATTACCTAATGTTCCAGTTATATTATATCCACATGTCCATAGAGTACCATCAGTTTTTATTGCTGCTGTATGTTTATATCCACAAGAAACTTGTTTCCAATTAGTTAATGATCCCACTTGTATTGGTGAAGAATAATATACTATTGTTCCATTACCTAATTGACCATTTGCATTATATCCACATGCAAACAAAGTATTTCCAACAAACTGATCAACTAACCATTGATCAGTAATATACTCATCATCTAAATCTATACTTCCAAATATTGGATCGTCTTTTTGAAAGTTACTTGGATTACCAACTGACATTACTTATTCTCCAATATCTCTATTCTATCAGATAACTCTTGTACTGCACCAATTAAGAATGCTATTAATGAGTTATATTCTACGGATTTAATTCCATCATTTTCTGAAACCAATTCTGGAAGTATCTTTTCAAGTTCATTAGCAATTACACCATATGATTTCTTACCAGATTTCTTCCATGTGTATCCTACAGGATTTACCATATTTATAATGTCAGTACAATTATTTAATGATGTAATATTATCCTTTAATGATATATCTGATAATGAGTTAAATATGGTTGCATTAAGTGTTCCTGTGCTTGGGTTGAAATACAATTCATTTGATGAAACATATGCAGTAGTCCAAGAACCAGAAGTAATACCTGCCATACCAAGGTAATAATTGGTATTGGTTGAATTGTCATTTGTTATTGTAGCACCACCACCTGATGCAGAAACAACCTGCCAAGTGTTATCACCCCTTAAATATGTTGTTGTATTTGCGGTACCAGAACCTAATGTTGCAGTAGGAATCGTTCCTGTTATACCAGAAGCTGCAACAGAACCAGCAGAACCAGTTACACTAATACTCCAAGAACCAGAAGCACCGCCACCTGTTAGTGTTGGTGAGTACGAGTTGTAATTGGTGGTGTATATACCGTTTGTTACAGTACCAGCATTACCATCAATACTCACACCAGTTAATGTTTGAGGTGCTGATGATCTATTTAAAGCAACTGCTGTAGTACCAACATAAATTGATGAATTACCTAATACTGTATTAGGAATAGTACCAGTTAAATTACCAGCAGATGTTGATATTGCAGTATTTGTTATTGATGAAACTCTACCATTTGCAAGTAAAGTAATAACTGGAACAACTGTTGTACTCCCATATGTTCCTGCTGTAGTATTAATACTTGTTACATCAGTATTTGCAGTATTATATGCTGCTTGAGCAAATGTACCTACACCAGTAATATTAGTATTTTGTTGTGCATCTACACCAAAAGTATAAATGGTATTTGCTTCTAGTGTTGATATTCTAGTATTCTGACTTGCATCTACACCAAAAGTATATACTGTATTGTTTGATGCAGTATTTGCCTGAATAAATGCTGATTGGGCAATTGCTCTAGCAGTTAAATCAACAGGTGCAATATATGTTGATGTTGTTTGTGTGGTTCCATCTGGGAATACAATACCACCCACTGTTGTGTATATTGTCGGAACAGAAATATTTGAAACAACTAAAGTGTTATTTGATGTAACGAATGCTATGTGTGAAGCATCATTTGCCAAATAACCACCAGAGTTGGCAAATATCACAGCATTTGGTTGCCATCCAAGTATACTGATAGACAGGTTTGCTTTATTATATCCACCCTGTGCTAAATTGGTTGCTGTTGTAATATTAGTATTTTGAGTATTCTCAATACCCTGGAAGTATGCTACATTAGAACTAATCCAAGTATTCTGTTGAGCATCAACCCCTTGAGTATAAGCAACGTTAGAACTTACCCATGTATTAAGATTACCAATACTGGTATTTTGTCCATTTAATACACCTTGGAAATAACTATTATTAGCACTGATCCAAGTATTCTGTTGAGCATCAACCCCTTGAGTATAAGCAACGTTAGAACTAATCTGTATAGTCAGTCCTGATATGCTAGAGTTCTGAGAAACGTCTACCCCTTGGATATAAAGTAAGTTAGCACTTAATGCGTTCTGCAAATTAGTGATACTTGTATTCTGTGTAACATCTACACCAGCAATATAAGCAACATTAGCACTTAAACCACTCTGCAAGTTGGTGATACTAGTATTCTGTGAGTTCTCTATACCTTGAAAATATGAATTGTTAGCACCAATCCAAGAAATAATGTTATTGATACTTGTATTCTGAGTAGCATCTACACCAGCAATATAAGCAACGTTGGAATTTAACCAAGTATTTAAATTACTAATATTAGTGTTCTGTGTAAAATCTACACCAGCAATATAGGAAATATTTGCAGATAACCAAGATTGTGTATTGGTTATATTAGTGTTTTGACTTAAATCTACACCAGCAATATATGATACGTTAGAATTTAACCAAGTATTTAAATTACTGATATTAGTATTCTGACTTAAATCTACAGCAGCAATGTAAGCAACGTTAGAATTTAACCATGTATTAAGATTACCAATATTGGTATTCTGACTTGCATCTACACCAGCAATATATGATACGTTAGAACTTAACCATGATTGAGTAGTGGTTATATTAGTATTCTGACTTAAATCTACACCAGCAATATAAGCAACATTAGAACTTAACCATGATTGAGTAGTGGTTATATTGGTGTTTTGACTTGCGTTTACACCAGTGTTATATTGGTTATTAGAATTTAACCATGTATTTAAATTACTGATATTGGTATTTTGAGTAGCATCAACACCAGCAATATATGATACATTAGAACTAATCCAAGTATTTAAATTACTGATATTAGTATTTTGAGTTGCATCAACACCAGCAATGTAAGCAACATTACTACTGATCCATGTATTCTGTGTAGCATCAACACCAGCAATGTAAGCAACATTACTACTGATCCATGTATTTTGTTGAGCATCCACCCCACCAACATATGCTAATATAGAACTAGAATTAGAAGCAACTGTTATATTAGTATAATAATTTGCCTGATTTAATGTTGATAAGTCATTTGCTTGTAAGAAGGTGTTAGCAGACTGTAAGTTTGTGTTTTGAGCATTATTAATACTCTGTATATAAGCAATATTAGAATTTAACCAACTATTGAGGTTACTTATATTAGTGTTTTGAGTATTGAATACAGATGTTGTGAAATTGATTATATCAGTTCCATTAACTACAACATTAGAAGCTATGACATTTCCTTTGAAATATGCAGAATATACATTTGAATATGTAAAAGATGGATCAGCAATATTGATGAGTGTGTTTGACTGAACTTTAGGTGTATAGTTTTTGAAGAAGATGTATTCTTTTAATATTGGATCACGGAAAAGTCCTGTGTATGCATTACCACTAACGTTATATGTACCAACAAATCCAATATCAACAGAATCTGATAGTGTATTATTGTTTGCAAGTAATAATAATGAATCACCTACTTGAATAGATGACGAATATGTTGTGGTGGTTGTTCCTAATACTGATAGGTTTCCTTTAATCAAAGCATCATTGGATATAGTGACGCTGCCAAAAACTGTTCCACCAGAATTGACAAAAGTATTTCCAACGTTGGCAGTATTGAATACGGATGAAATATAGGTATTCTGTGAATTTTCTATGGATTGTAAATATGCTACATTAGAAGTTAACCACGATTGAGTATTAGTTATACTGTTGTTTTGACTATCATCTACCCCTTTGATGTAGAGTAAATTGGCGCTTAAACCACTTTGTAAATTTGATATACTTGTATTCTGACTAGCATTTACACCAGTATTATATTGGTTATTGGAATTTAACCAAGTATTTAAATTACTGATATTAGTATTCTGACTTAAATCTACACCAGCAATATAAGCAACATTAGAACTTAACCATGTATTTAAATTACTGATATTGGTATTCTGTGTAGCATCCACACCAGCAATGTAAGCAACATTAGAACTTAAATTACTTTGTAAGTTAGTAATATTAGTATTCTGACTTAAATCCACACCAGCAATATAAGAAACGTTAGAACTTAAATTACTTTGTAAGTTAGTAATATTAGTATTCTGACTTAAATCCACACCAGCAATATAAGAAACGTTAGAATTTAACCAAGTATTTAAATTACTGATATTGGTATTCTGACTTAAATCAACACCAGCAATATATGATACATTGGAACTTAACCATGTATTTAAATTACTAATATTTGTATTCTGACTATCATTTATATTTTGTGTATAAACAACATTAGCATTTAACCAAGTTGTTAAATTTGTTATATTAGTATTCTGAGTAGCATCAACACCAACAAAATATGCAACATTAGAACTAATCCATGTGTTTTGTTGAGCATCTACACCACCAACATATGTTAATATAGAATTGTTTAATCCAGATATTGATGTGTCTGTGTATGATTTAGCAGATGATAGTGTTAATAAATCATTTGCTTGTAAGAAAGTATTTGCTGTTTGTAGATTAGTGTTTTGACTGTTATCAACACCAACAAAATATGCTACATTAGAACTGATCCATGTGTTTTGTTGAGCATCTACACCAGCAATATAAACAACATTAGCACTTAAACCACTTTGTAAGTTACTAATACTAGTGTTCTGACTTAAATCAACACCCGTAAAATATGCAACATTAGAACTAATCCATGAGTTTTGAGTAGCATCTACAGCAGCAATAAATGATACATTAGAATTTAACCAATTACCTAAGTTAGATATATTAGTATTCTGTGTGTAATCAACACCAGCAACATATGATACATTAGAATTTAACCAAGTATTTAAATTGCTGATGCTAGTATTCTGGGAAACATTAACACCATCATTATACGATACATTAGAATTTAAGGCATTTTGTAGATTACTGATATTGGTATTCTGAGTAGCATCTACACCAGCAATATAAGCAACATTAGAATTTAACCATGCATTCAAGTTGTTTATGTTAGTATTCTGACTTAAATCTACACCAGCAATGTAAGCAACGTTAGAATTTAACCATGTATTAAGATTACTAATATTAGTATTTTGAGTGGAATCTACACCAGCAATATATGATACGTTGGAACTTAAATTACTTTGTAAGTTAGTAATATTAGTATTCTGACTAGCATTTACACCAGTGTTATATTGGTTATTAGAATTTAACCAAGTATTTAAATTGCTGATATTAGTATTTTGGGTAGCATCTACGCCAGCAATGTAAGCAACGTTGGAACTCAACCAAGCTTGTGTATTAGATATGTTGGTGTTCTGTGCAATATCTACCCCAGAAACATATGAAACATTAGAAGATACAACAGAATTTGTGTATTGAATTGCTCTGGAAAGTGTCAGACTATCATTTGCCTGTAAGAAGGTGTTAGCAGAATCAATCTTACCTAGATATGTGTTGGAATTATCATATGCGTTCTGTGCTAATATGATAGCATCATTTGCTCTATTAAATGCCTGTGATACATCTGCGGTTAATGATGTGTTTAGAGCATTGAAAAGTGCGTCCAACCCAAAAGTTACAGATGAATAAGGGTAACTCTCATCGGATGCTAACAATAGAGTGGTATTAGATGCTGGATCTAATGATGTTAGTCTATGTAATTGTGAAAGTTTTATACCTGCCATTTTGATCCTTTATGTTTCTGTTATTTTTGTAACAATAACGAAATTGTCTGACGTATTTGCCAAATTTGGATAGTCGTATATATCTACTGGTATCTGTATTGGTAGATTATTTGCTTCATCTATTATTGTATTTGCATATTCAGATAGTATATC